CGGTCAGGGCATTGAACCGGTGCGGAGAGTCGGACCGTAAGCCCACTTCGGTGGCAACCGGCGCGTCTCCTTCGGGGGACACATCCCAGAATCCCAAGGTCTCTGACCTTGGGAGTATGTCAACCCTGGCAGGCGCACCCGGTGGGCGGTGGCACAGGACACCGCACCACCACCGGGTCAATACACACATCCCCGCATGCTTGACTCGCCAGACAGATCCGGCAACAGCCCTGCAGGTTCGGATTGAGCGGATTGGCCGGGGGCGGGATCTCAAAGGGCGTCTGCTGGAAGCCCCCCGGCGGCGGCGTGCCAGGCGCATCGGGCGTCTCGTCGTCGCCGGTGTTCGCACACGCCATGCTGAGGGCCAGTATCAGGAGGAGCACGAGCACCCTCCTCGTAGGGGTCCACGGGTGCAGGGCGTGTCGCATCGTCGGCTCCTGTCGTGAAAGGATGGTGCGTGTAGCAGCGCCCCCTAGCCCCCCTGCGAGAGGCGGTGGGCGGCGCGGCTGGTACGCGCGGCCGCAGCATTGCAGGCCAGACAATATCCCGCTTTGTTGTTGGCCCGTAAGCTCTGGCCGGTGCCCTGCCAGTCGTGCCCACGCGGGCAGAGCCGCCCCAGCCGGTGTCTCGTGGGGTCGAATGCGGTCGTGTCCGCCCCTGCCAGCGCTCCTGTCGGCGCCCTGTCATCGCGTGGTGTCCGCTCCTGTCGGCTCCCTGTCGGCGCCTGCTCCAGTGCCGCGACACGCATAGCCAGTGCAGACAGGTGCTCCTGAAGCGTGCGCAAGGTGTCGGCGCTGTCGGCGCCTGTCGGCTCCTCTGTCGGCGACCCTGTCGGCGTGGTGTCGGCAAGGTACGCCGCCAGCGCGTCACGCATGAGCACCGCGAAGGGCGTTCCAGCCTCGACGCGGGCCTGCACCTGGGCCGCGAGGGCGTGGGGCAGGCGGATGGTGTACCGTGGGGAGGGCATGTACGCTCCTAGCCTGACCGGGGGACGAGGGCGTTGAGGGTCTGGAGACGCTCCAGACAACTGGTATACGGCACGCTGCCAGCCGTGAGGAGTCGCATGCCGCGCTCGAGGGTCGCGATGGCGTCCCCTAGCGTGCCACATTTTTCCTCTTCCTTTTTAGGTTCGGGAAGATTCTTTGCCACGTTGTCACTAGCACATCTGTGCAGTGGACGCACGAGCAGCAGATAGACGTTGACGGCACATCGCTTCGCGCTGATCCACACGCGCTGTTTGCGCAGAACACCTAAGTCTTCAAGCCGCTGCACGTGGCGAATCATCGTACGCACCGAGAGACCCGTTTTCTGGGCGAGGTAGCTGTAGGCAACGCGGACGTGTCCAGCGCTTGAGGCGCGGTGGGCGAGTTCGATGGCAGTGAATTTGAGGGCACCCTTGAGTTGCGGCAGCTGGCGGATTGCGGTTATGATAGCGAGTGACATGGTTATACCCTCTGTGGAAGGGTGTGGCGTGTAAGTGATGCGCGTGAGCTTCGACCCTCGCGCGCATTGCATCCTCCGGTTGGGAGGCTCTTGATCCTAGCGTCCTTCGTGACAACATGCCAGGGTTTTCTGTCCGCTGCTCATCTGTGCCCCTCTAGGACGAAAATACCGCTTCCGATAACCAACATTATGGAAACTTTTCGTGATGTTCGGCACGCGCCACAGGATCGCGCCGCGACTGGAGATAGCCGCGCTTTGCGCAGATTTCGCCACAGCTGCGCATACCAGGATGATCCACCACAGAGCTCCCATGACATGGCAATACCAGGAGACATGCTGCAGTGGCAAGAAGACGACACTGCACACGACACAGCCTGACATGGCACTAGAGCCTGTCAAGTGTTTCGACTGTTACGGCCAGGCGTGGATCTTAGGCGCACGTCGCGATGAGCGCCAGGGTGATTTGCAAACGTTTGGACATCTCAGCGTTGCACGAGGACATCTCGGAGAGTTCCGCGTCCAGCAAGCTTTTCAGCGTCGCGAGATCAAGGGCGGTGTGTTGCCCTGTGAGCAGATACGCCACACTCGTATGGAGGGCTTTCGCCAGCGCGCAGAGCTTTTTCAGGGTGGGATTATATTTGCCCTTCTCGATGTCGCTAATCACATTGGCGTTCTTGTAGCCCGACATGCGCGCCACGGCTAATTGATCATACCCCAGGGCCATGCGGAGTTCGTACACCCGCTCACCTAACCCTGTCTGTATCTGTGTCCAGGCGTCTACGTCTGTGTCCGTCACTGACCACTCCTTCTCGGCGTTTCGTCAATACCGAAAATATACCTTCTCTTCCAGCGGAATTGCGATGGAAATAGATTCGTTGACAACGAAGTCATCGCTGTGATATCGTCGTTACTAACGAAGGAGAAGACGCCTATGCGCTTGAGAATACGTGAGATACGCCTTGCGAAGGGCATGACACTGAAAGATATTGGAGACCGCATAGGACGCAAGCCGCATAGCGTCTGGGAATACGAAAATCAGAAGACGCGAGTGCCGGCCTCCATTCTGTATGCGATCGCCCAGACGTTAGGTGTCTCCATGAACGAGCTGTGCACCGATGAGGACGCTGAGAGCCCTGCAACCCCGCTCCCCCCGCCCCCCACGCCGCGCGCCGCGGTGCACGCGCTGCCGCCCCGGCGCCGGACGCGGGCGAGCCGGGCGCAACACTGAGGGGGGACGCGTATGGCGGACGCGGAGGAGACGCCGGAGCTCGCGCGCCTGGCCTACGAGGCGTGGTGCCAGCTGCTGCCCGGCCAGCCCCATCCCAGGTGGGGGCAGGTGCCGACGCGGGTGCGGCGCGCCTGGCAGGGCGTGGTCATGTTCGTGGTGCTGACCGAGCGCGCTGCAGCGGCGCGTCGCTGCACGCACGCGAGCCGGGCGCAGGACTGAGCAGGAGGAGACGATGCGGCAGTACCCCAACCACGCGTGCGACTGTGACGACACGGATCTCTCCCAGACAGAGGCGATGGGCGTCTTACCTGGGGGCCTCCGGATGCTCATCACCTGCGGCGAGGGGCACCAGCGCGCCGTCCCACGCGAGCGCTGGGAGGCGGAGCTGGCACGGCGACGCGCGGCGCGGGCGCGGGCGAAGAGCGGAGGGGAGGACGTATGACCTACGCAGACGCCGTGTCGGCGCTCGAAGCCCTCTACGCACGGCTTCCACGTATCGACTGTCAGCGGCAATGCCAGGAGTCCTGCGGGCCAATCCTGATGAGCCGCGTTGAGTGGCTCCGGGTGCGCAGGCAGCCCGGCGGACGGCGCACCATGCGGGATGAGCGCACGTGCCCGATGCTGCGCCGTGGCGGGTGCGCGGTCTATACGGTCCGGCCACTCATCTGCCGCCTCTACGGCCTGGTCGAGCGCATGCGCTGTCCCTTTGGGTGCGTCCCAGAGCGCTGGGTGAGTGACGACGAAGCCAGGACCCTGCTGGAGGCCGCGCAGGAGCTCTCGGCGCAGCTCTTTCCAGGAAAGGCCCCTCATGCCTGACGCCCCACCACGCCGCTGGGAGACGCCACCGGACACCCACGACCCCGCACGCCGGCGGGCGGACGCCGATCGACGACGCGCCGCGCTGGTCGCCGCCGGGTGCCAGACGTCCGTGCGTTCGCGGGTGGGGATGCGCGGGGGCCAGGTGGCCCTCGTGTGTCTGTGCTGCGGGCTGGGCAGTGCGCATCCCAAGGACCTGGAGGAGCGGTACTGCGGCTTTTGTCACGCGTGGCACGGGGAATGGAGGGACGCATAGCCATGTCCAAACGTGCGCGCGCACCACGCCCACGCCGGGAGTCTCCACAGCAGGAGCAGGCGATGCTCGCCCTCCTGGAGCGGCACGCGCGGCATCCGGTGCACCTGGAGCTGGACGTCCTCACCGGACACGTCCTCAGCGGGGCGCTGCAGCTTGCCATGCGGCATCCGGCCTTTCCCAGGACCTCCAGAGCCATCGTGCAGGGCTTTCTCCGGGGGTTTCAGGCGAGCCTGGCCCAGCTCGACGGCGACCTGGCGGTGCTGGTCGAGCTGGGCAACCAGCCGCACCGCGACGTGCCGTCCCCCCCGTGCCGCTGGTGTGGCGAGGCGCTCACGGCGCACACGGCGGTCGCCGGCGAGTGGGTGTGTGCCGGTGGCAGACGGGCCTATGCGCCGGCGGAGGACTGAGCCATGCCTGACGCCGTCTCTCTACGCCTGCAACTGGCGTGTGCGAAGCGCGAGCTGGCGCTGCGCGTGCGCGTCGAGGAGAGGTGGTTGTGGTAGATCAGAACGCTGTTCGGAAACGATACCGGACACCAATGACCGTGATCTGCTGGACGTGTCAGCGTCCCTATACACGGCCAGGCCATGCGATCTCTCGGCAACCGGCCTGTTCCATCGCCTGCCGGCAACAGGCCAAACGTTTACGGCTCTTCGATCGCCTCTGGGCACACGTGCGGCAAGAAGGTGAATGCTGGCTCTGGCACGGCAAGGTCAGCAATCACGGCTATGCGATGCTCAGCATTGACCGCAAGACCAGGAATGTCCATCGCTTTCTCTATCAACACGTGCGTGGACAATTACCACTGACGGTGGCCCTTGACCATCTCTGCTGCCGGCCGGCCTGTATCAATCCCGCACACCTGGAGCCAGTGACCACCGTGGTCAATATCTTACGCGGCACGTCGCCGCCGGCGCGCAATGCGACCAAAACCCACTGCCCTGCAGGGCATGCATATACGCCAGACAATACGATCACGAGGCGACAGCATCGGTCCTGTCGCGCCTGCAAACGTCGCCGGGATGCGCAACGACACGATCGGTGGCAGCACACCCATCCTCGTCCTGCGTTTGTGCCAGTCGAGCAGTGCTATCGTGGGCATGCCTACGATGCAGGCAATACCTATTGGGATACCAAAGGGAAACGCCGCTGTCGGGCGTGTAAACGCATTCTCGATACGGCCAGGCGTCGGGCGCGTGGGAGACCTGTCCGCTACGTGGAGAGGACAGCGTGAGCGTCTCACTCGTCGAGCAACTGCGGTGTGCGACAAGAGAGTTAGCCCTGAGAAAAAGGGTCTACCCGCGCCTGGTGGCGAACGAGACGATGCTGCAGTCCACCGCGACGCGCGAGCGGGCGGCGATGGAGGCGATCGTCGAGACGTTGCGGACCTTGGTCGAGGCGGAGGACGACGCGAGCGGGCAGGGGGAGATGTTTGGGGGGAGGACGGGAGGGGAGGCAGAGCCGTGAACGACGAACAATTGTGGCCGCTCTTCCTCGCCTGGGAGACCGCCTCCCGTGACTGCATAGACGTGAAACGTCTCTATATCGACATGGCGGGCGACCTGGTCTCTGGCGTCCTCCTCAGCCAGATTCTTTATTGGCACCTCCCCGCGTCGACAGGGAGCGATATGCGCATGGTCGCCCATGGATGCGGCGTCAGGCACGAGGAGAAGTGGTGGCTAGTGAAGAAGCGGGAAGATTGGTGGGAGGAATGCCGCATCACTCCCAAGCAATTCGATAGATCAAGTGACGTTCTTATCAAGAAAGACTACATTTCCATCAAAAGATTTCACTTTCATGGACTCCCCACCATTCATATCCATCTTCATGTGGTACCTTTTCTCGCCAGTATGAAAATGATTTTGTTCCCGGTAAATTCCAATTTGACCTTTGGGGAAGTTGGAACTTTACCTTTGGGGAAGTTGGAATTTGACCAAAGGTCAAATTCCATTAATGATAATACAAGGGAAGAGATTTCCGGAGAGACTGAAAGAGAGAGAAAAGATCCCTCTCCTACCTCTCCCGAAGCAGGGGGCCATTTTTCTCTCTCTTTGGGACAGGGGAATAACACCACGCCCGCTACGGTCTCTCCCGTGCCTGCCACGGCGCAGTATGCGGTGAATCTGGACGGAATACGTGGACTCATGGCCCGCCTCGCACGTGACGACCTGACGACTCCCACTCCCCAGGCCCCACCCCGCACGCAGGAAGGAGCCCCCCATGCCCAGTGGCCGCCGCACCAGTCTGCACCTCACCCTGACCGCGGCGGAGCGCCAGACCCTCGAAGCCTGGCAGCGGGCGCGGGGGGTACCGGCGGCCCGGGCCCGCCGGGCGCAGATCCTCCTGCTGGTGGCGGACGGCATGGCGATCACGCGGGTGGCCGACACGGTGGGGATCAGCAGGCGCCATGTCTACCGCTGGGTGCGGCGGTTTCAGGCACACGGCCTGCAGGGCCTCTACGACCGCTCCCGGCGGGCCTTCGCGCACCGCCGGTGGGCCAGGGAGGAGACGCCCCCGGGTCGGAGCCCGGGGCAGGCGTGACGCCGCACGAGGGCGGACCAGCGCCGTGAGCGAGCAGCCTGCACTGCCGACGCCCACGCCGGAGCAGACGGCGCTCGGGTGCCAGCTCTACACCCGGCTGGCCCTGGTGGCCACGAGCTACCGCGACTGGTGTGCGGAGGGCGTGCCCTCGGAGTGGGTCCGGGCGCTGGACGCGATCCAGCAGACGCTGTCGCAGTGCAAACGCGAGGCAGCCCAGGCGGCCCGGGCGCACCGGCCGGCGCAGGGGGCATTGTTTGGCGAGGAGGGAACGTGGGACGAGCACGGCAACTGAAACGACTGCAGCGCAATGTGCGCCTGCATCTCTACAAAGACCTGGGCCAGCAGGCACCCCCACCCAGCAAGACCTACACGGATGCTCAGGGCGTCGTGCTGACGCATCGTGAGGCACCGTCCCTGGCCTGGGAGCCCATGCGCCAGGACGGCACCATCCAGCTCGCAAACGGGGAGGAGGCCGAGCACTGGGTGAGCCGCTGGTATACCGCCTCGTGCAGAAGGTACCAGGAAGGCTTTCCCTGGGGCAATGGCCCGTATGCCATCCTGGGTATCACGCATGTCTCGGAGACCGCACGGCATGACTGGCGCGATCTCCAACGCGTGAAAAATGACCTGGTGGGGGAGGAATGGGAAGGCGTCGAGCTCTACCCGAGCGAATCGCGCCTGGTCGATCCCAGCAACCGCTTCTATCTCTGGTGCTGTCCGCCCGGCGTGTTCACCTGGGGCTTGCCCACGGCGGGACGGCGCGTGCTCACGATGGCGCAGTCCATCGCGCCGCAGCGGCCTTTCCCGGAGGAGGCGCCATGCTCGTAGACGGTATCCGCTCGAGCGACGCACACGACAAGAAGCACCACCCGCTGGATCAAGCGCACAGCGCCGTGGCGACGCCGACCGGCGCGCTGGTCTACGTCGTCTGCGGCTGGCAGGGCTGCGCGCAGCGCCTGGAGGTGGACGAAAAGGTGTGGCGTGACGCAGAGGCCAGGCGGCGGGCGGCGCCACCCGCTGCGGGCTCTCCCAGGCCCGCAGCGGGATCGACGGAATAAAGCCGACGCCCCCGCGCCGGCGGGGCCAGGATACGCCAGAGGGACGAGGGAGGCACGCCGCATGCCTGATGACGTGCTGCGCATGCGCCATGACGCCGGCGTCTGCCGCACCTGCCTGAAGCACCTGGTACTGTGCGTCTTTGGGCAATGCGTCTCGTGCCACACCGCGGCCCCCCACACGGCGCGGGCGTGGGTGGGCGCGGTGCGCGCCCTGCCGGTGCATCTGTGTTGTGGGTGGTGGGGACCGCTGGACGTGCTGCCGTGGACGTGCCCCACGTGCGGGACGGCGCGAGGGAGGCACCCGTGACGCAGCGCGACCTGTTGGACGCCCTCTGCGCGGTCGCTGACGCGCTCCAGGCGGCGTGCGCGCGTCTTGGACTTCTCGCCGCACAAGCTGGCGCTGGAGGCGATCGTGGAGCGCGTCGACGTGCTGATTGACCAGGTGCTGGAGGAAGGCGTGCAGGACGACGGGCCGCCCCGGCGCCCGGGGGAGGGCCGCTGGACGTTGCCGAAGAGACCGGAGGAGAGCGTATGTTAACCGTTTTCGTGCTGCTCGCGGTGACGGCGTTCGTCGTGACCATCGTGAGCGCGGTCCGGCCCTGGCCGCTGTGGCCGGCCGTGCTCCTGCTGGCGCTGATCGAGCTGCTGCGCGCGCTGCCGCTGGGCCGCTAGATGCGGAACACCGACGCCGCGCTGCTGGTGCTGGCGCTCATCGGCGCGATCGCGGTGACGGTCGTGGCGCTGTACCTGCTGGCGCCTTAACGGATACGTACCTCGACGCGCCGGTTTTCAGGTGCATCGACCTCGTCTGGCGTCTGCACCAGCAAGGCCCGCTCCCCTCGACCCACCACGCGCACGAACGCGCTCCGGAGCCCGGCCTGCACCAGCAGTTCCCGCACCGCCTCGGCCCGCGCCAGGGACAGCCGGTCGTTGGTCTCCAGGTCCCCGACGGTGTCGGTATGGCCGGCAATTTCCACCTCCACCGCCTCGCGCCGCGCCACCTCGGCGAGCAGCGCCGGCACCTCCGCCTGACTCTCGGGTGTCAGCGTTGTCTGGCCCGTGGCAAACGAGAGGACGAACAGCCGCCCCGCCGCCGGCGTCGTCAGGAGCACCGCGCCGTAGCGTGCCTGCACGGCCTCGGCGGTGGTGAGGCCCGCGTCGAGGCGCCCGCTCGGCCTGGCCGTCGCCGTCTGGTACGCCGTGTCGAGGGTGAGGGTCTGGCGAGGCGTCTGCACGGTGAGCTGACCGCCCGGCTCGGTCACGCCGAGCAGCACGACGCGGTCGCGTGGGGCACTGCAGGCGGTGAGGAGACAGGCCAGGAGGAGCAGCACGAGACACAGGACGAGCAGGCGCATCAAGGCTTCTTCACCTTCTCCACCGGGAGCCCCACCCATTTATAGATCGGGCTCCAATCGCCCACGTGGTAGCGCAGCAGCGTATCGCCCGTCCGCTGGCAGAGTGTCACGCGCACGACGATGCCGTGGGGGCCATCGACTTCGTAGCTGCCTTGCTGCTGGAGGCACTCCAGGTTCGCTTGCCACAGCCGCGTGTGTTCCTCCGCGAGCTGGAGCTGCGAGCGCGCCACGCCTAAGCGCAGTGCCTTCACTTCCTCCCAGACACGCGGCACGGCGGCAAACAGGCTGGTACCGAGGGCGGGATACACGATAAAAAGCTGCCACCACTTCGTCGCCGAGGAAGGCCCTGGCACTGGAGCCGATGAACTTTCTGTGGTTTGTTTTGACATATTATGCCATACTTTTATAGGTCAGGTGAGCCTAGCTAGCTCCTTGCCAGAGGTGCCTATACACCTCTGGACCTGACACCAGACTCATACACCATATAGGAGGTGGTATGCCTTTCAAAGATCCAGAGGCCGGACGTGCGTATCGTGCTACTCGCTACCAAGCGCGAAAAGCCGAATTTCTTGCGCAACATAAAGCACGGTATGAAGCAAAGCGCGAAGAAATACGTGCCAAACAAAAGCGTTATTATGAAAATAACACGTCCAAGATTCTCCAGCAGCAACACACGCATAATAAAGCACGAATGTCATACATTGTTCAGAGAAATCGTGAATGGCGTGTTCTACATCAAGAACACATGCAACAATATTATCGTGAGTATTACTTATCCCACAAAGACCAATATTTAGAGCACCAAGCACGGCGCAAAGCACGTCTGCTCAATGCTCCGCTCAACGATTTAACCAAAGAACAATGGCGTGAAATAAAAGCAGCCTATGATTATCGGTGCGTCTATTGTGGGCACAAACAGGCACATTTAACCCAGGACCATATCACGCCCCTCGCCAGAGGAGGAAGTCATACATTAGCCAATGTGGTTCCAGCCTGTGGCTCGTGTAATTCCCGCAAGCGGCTCGGGTCTCCCATCGTCCCCGTGCAACCGTTGCTCTTGACTATTGCCACAAAGAAAGCCTGAGCGTCGTGCGTGGCGTGGGCGCCTGTGCGGGTGTCTGTTCGGCCACGCGGTCTCCTCTGCGCCGTTATCCCCCGACCTCGACGATCGGCTGCGCATCCACGTCCGTCTGCAAGGGGACCTGGGCCAGCTCCGTCGTGCCGTTGGACTGAAAGACCGTCAGCGCGTCCGCGTGCGTCGTGGTGTCGCGTTTGTGTCCGGTCGTCATGGCCAGCGCGCCGTAAAGGGAATTCACGTCCAGCGCTTCCCCGTTCCCCGAGGCCTCGATGGCGCTGGTGTGGCGTCTGGCGAGGATGTCGGCGATCTTTTGGCACGCGTCGAGGGCGAGCTGCGCCGCGGTGATCGCGCCCACCGCCAGCGTCAGGGCGGGCTGCGCGTCGCTGGAGAGCAGCACGCGGCTATCGCTGCCGAGCGTGAGGGTGGGCTGGATCTGGACGTGGACGTCCTCCCAGACGCCGTCCGGATCATGCGCCAGGACATCCACCTGGTCTGCGGTCATCTCCGTCGCCGAGAGCTGCACGCGCACGAGGGCGGAGCCTGCCGGCGCGACGGTGGGCAGGGTGGCGAGCGTGGTGAGGGCGCCGTGATCTTTACTCACGCGAAAATCCCCGGCGGCGAGCGGGGGACTCGCGAGCAGCTGGCCCGTCGCCGTGGCGATCAAGGTGAGCGAGAACTCGTACGCTCTTCCGCGTTGAGGTTCGGGCATGGCGTTGTCTCCTCTGGCGCGGCGCCGTGCGCAGACGGGTCCGCCGGTTCGGGGGTCGCGAGGATCTCTTCCAGGACCTGCACCGCGCCGGCAATCCGCAGCAGCATCTCGCTCAGCGCGGTGCGCCGCGTGTCGAGCTGCGCGAGGGCGTCCTGCCCGGTGGCGAGTTCAGCGCGCAACCTGACCAGGCGCGCTTCGGCAGCGGGGCGTAGCGTGCTCATAGAAATCTTGCACTTAATTGGGCTAATGCTGGATAGCCACTCACAATGCCTGGAAGAATCACGGTGGTGAGCGCGTACAGCCCATGCTCCACCTGCGTGGTCGTCAAGCCGGAGAGTTCGGGCAGCTCGTCCAGGTCTTCCTGCGTCAGGGTGGTTTTGACGCCGCCCTCGCTATCATAGAGCTGCGCCAGGGCGGCGAGCTTGGGCTGCAGATCGAGGAGGAGGGTTTTGGCCACGGCAAACGATTTCGCCAGGGTATCTTTTTCGAGCTGGGAGATCGGCATACGAACATCCTTTCTACACGCCCAGGGCCTCTTCGAGCGCCTGCACGCGTGCTGCGAGTTCTTGCATGGCCGCAATGGCCCATGCCACGATCTTGCTGGCATCCACCTGTTGCGGCTTCACGCTGCCATCGTCGTTCACGGCGTCCGGCTCGCCGGTCACCGCTTCCGGAACCACCTGCTGCAGCTCGTGCGCCAGGAAACCGACGCCCAGCTCGTCGTTCGCGTTCCAGCGAAACGCCACTGGCCGTAGCGCCCGCACACGTTCTAGCGCGCCGGTGAGCGTGGCGATGGCGTGCTTGAGGCGTACGTCGGAGGAGGTGTTGTAGCCCGTCGCGCTCGCCGACGTGCTAATGCTACCGACAGCGGCGCCGGCAGCATTGGCAAAAATGACCGCCGAGGCTGCCCCCGTATCGACCGTCTGCTGCAACCACATGCCATGAGTCGTGGCCTTATTCCAGAGGACATTCAGATACGCCTGTGGATGGGGCGCGACATTCAGGCCGAGCAGGCCACGTAGGTAGGTATTCCCGTTCACATCGAGCGGCACGGTGGGCTCGATGTTCCCCACCCCCAGGTTTTCACGAAAAATCCCCCGGACGGCAGAGATAAAGCGGCCAGCTTGGGCCACTTCCGCGACCCCCACCCCACTATTGCCGGTGAGCAGGCTCCCTTGGACATCGGCGCCCGTGACCTGCGTCATGTTGAGCGCCGTTCCCCCCGTAATCGCCACCGCGCTCGCGTCCTGCGTCGCCATCGTGCCCAGCGCCAGCGCCGTGCGTTGCGCCGCCGCATCTGCCGCCCCCGCGAGCGAGCGCCCCGCCGCCGTGAACGCCGTGAGCGCCGCCGTGCCCAGCCCGGTAAAGTAGGGGAGGCGATCCGCCGCGCTCGTGAGCCCCGCCAGGGCCTGGAGTTCGGCGTCCTGCGCCTGCACATGCGTGCCAGGCACCAGCGCCAGCGTCGTCTGCATGGCGGCTTGCGTCGTATCGTCCAGGAGCGTGCGTGCCAAGGGCGTCAGCGGCGTCTGGGCGAACGTATCCGCGCCGGTGGCGTAGGGGAGCTGGTCCGCGCCCGTGGCCAGTCCGGCGAGCGCGGTCAACGTGGCGTCGAGCGGTTGCCCGCCGCCCCCACCGGTCATGGAGACCCAGGCGCCCCCTTTGCGGCCCTCGAAGTCGGTGCCGGTCCAGCGGATAATCCCATCGGTCAGTCCCGCCGTGGTGCCGAGCTTGATGCCGCTACTGACTTCCAGGCGCTCTTGTGTCAGCGCACTGGTGGACAGCAAGAGTTGATCCCCCGCCGTGGCCGTGGTGAGTTGCGCAGGTTGCGCAAATGGATAAGCTATGCCGTTGCCATTGTTCCAGAGATCGGCGCGTTCCTGCGCGGTCAGCACGCGCTTCCAGAAGCACGGCATATCGATCCGGCCATTCAGCGACTGCGTGGCAAATCCGACCGTGCGCCCCACCTCAAAGGGCAGGGTCGAGTCATAGGACCCCGCCGTGTTGGCGACCTGCGCCGGCGTGCCATTATTGACCTGGAGATACTGGATATCCGCTACATGATCGTACCAACCAATCAGGAGCGTCCAGGCCCCCGCCACAGGCGGCGTGGGGGAGGCGAGCAAGACAAAGCTCGCGCCACTGCCAACCGCAAAGTTCCACGCGTCATTATAGAACCACAACAGGTATTCAACGTTGTTCGTGCTGACCGCCGCCGAGCCTTTGCCGACAAGCCCCATGGGACTCGCGGTGCTCGCAAGATACACCCAGCAGGCCAGGGTAAAGCTCGTATTCGCTCCGGCTGAGAGCGTCGCGTTATCGGCCACGCTAAGATACGTGCCTGCCGTGCCGTTCATGGCGAGGGCGCTGCCAATTTTGCCAGCTGCACTACTGACCTGCGCGGTCGTCCCGGTCGGGACCAGATGATTCGTGCCGACCGCATCTAGACGGTTGCCGGTCGCTTCCTCCAGATCCCAGTACGCCAGCAAGCCTGTCGCCAGCGTCGTCGCCGCAATGGCCGTGCGACTCCAGTAGTTCGTCCCTCCGCTCGCTGGCGTCGTCCACGCCCCCGCCCCATTGAGATACTCCGTCGCCGTGCCGGAGAGTTTCCTGAGCAGCCCATGCGCCGTCGTTGAGGCATCTTTCGTAGCGACATCACTGAAGCCCAGCTTGGCTTCCGTAATGCTGGCGTCGATCACACTGGCACTGAGCGCGTGGGTGGCATCGGCGTACGCGAGCGCGATGGTGGCCGTATCGAGGAGCATGGCACCCACGGCATCCTGGGCCTGCTCATCGGTGTAGCCCCCACCGCCAATCGCATTGGCCTTGATCTGGCCAGACGTTGTGCGGTCCCAGGTAATCGTGGCGGTGTCGGTCAGGACGCGTTCGGCACTGAGAGTGGCGTTGACGGTACTCGTAATATACTCGGCATCCGTGGGCGCGCCTCCCCCACCCCCGGCGGGCACGGCCCACGTCTTATCGGCGCGCAGGAACGTGCTCGTGCCGCCGGGCGCGGTGAGCAGGGCGAGATCGCCGAGTTCGAGCGCCGTGCGCGCGCCGCTGGGCGTGGTCGCTTCCGTGCCACCGCGCGCGAGGGGCAGCGGGACGGGAATGGCAGGACGGGTGATAGTGAGGGACATGTCAAATTTCCTCGTTCTGGGACTGGTCGAATTTGCAATCGCCACTCGCAGTGAGCACGGCAAGTGGTCCCTCGCCCTGGGAGCTGGTGAGCAGCACGCCGGGCTCCTGCACGATGGGACACGCCACCAGATCGCTGTAATCCAGCGCCCGCCCGATGGCGACACGCAGCGCGGTCCCAAAGGACGACTCGGAGAGCCACTGCAGTTGCAGCGCCAGCGTCTGCCCAAAGGCCATGGTGACCGGCGTCGTTTGCATGACCGTGAGGGGACTGCCAAAGCCCGCCGTGACTTTCACCAGGCGCACCTCCCACGTCTCGGGCGTCGAGCCGACCACCAGCAGTGCGGCGTAGGCAGTACCCGTTGTGCCCGTGAGATCGTCCTGCGACGTCGCGCCGTAGACGCCGTACATGTCCTGGCCTGTCTCGCCCGCCACGGGTTGCACCAGCGTGCTCACGCGTCCCTGGCGAAAGCCCCGGTTGCTCGCCTGCGCCCAGCGGCCCTGGATGGCGCCAGGACCGTCGGCGGACCCGACCAGGCGCAGCGAACCGCTGCCGACGACGGGTGTTGCAACATCCAGGTAGGCCTGCTGCGTGACACGCGCATAGAAAAATTCCCACTCTGCGAAGGCCACCGCGTCTCCTAATCCGGCGTCGGATACACGTACACCCGCGCGCCAGGCTGCGGTCCTGCGTGCGGCGTGCCTGTCGCCGCATACACCTTGCCGTGCAGCGTGAGTTGCGCCAGAGCGGTGATCGACGTATTCGTATCCGTCACGCCACTCCCATCGGTGCTGGTTGCGAAATTGGCCGACTGCCGCCACTGCGCACCCGCCATCGCGCCCGGATGATAGACCCAGAGACTGAGCAGGGGCGTGGTGCTCAGGGAATGCCGCCCGACAAAGACCCACGGCCACGCGTCCTCCTCCTGCATATAGAGAGCCTCGATGACGCCTGGGCGCTGATTGCCCCGTTCGGTAAAGCTGCGCACGAGCGTCGCCGCCGTCGTCCCCAGCTCCCACATGTCCACCCGGTCGCCTGCCTCAGTACCGGTGGCAATCATACTATAGTTGGCCGCACTGATCCGGTTGCGGATTTCCTGGGCATTGGAACAGCGCGTGCCGGTCAGCCCCTCGAACGTATACGGCGCCCAGACGTCGGGTGCCAGCTCATCGTTGCGCATGGTGTAATACGTCAGCAGCCCGCTTGACGCTTCGATGAAGGCGACCAGCGCCATCGGGTCTGGAAAGAGATTGAGACGCATGATGGACAGGCTGCGCACGGCGTCGCCCGTCGTACTGAGCACCAGAGACGGGGTCGCGGGCGGCGTCCAGCGATAGACGTCGCCCGCGCTGGTGCCCAGAAACAGGCTGCCCGCATTCTCCAGCATGGCCGTCACGACCGTGCCCCCTGGCAGCGGACAGGCCAGCGTTGGCGTGGCAAAAAATGCCGCATCCAGCCGCCAGACCTCCGACGCCCCAGGACTGCTCGTGGGGTGGATGGGCGCATAGACTGGACGCAACGTCTGGGTAGGATCACTGACCTCATCACTGAAGATGCCGAGCGCCGTGCCGTCGCCACCCCCGACCGGTGTCAGGGCCGGCGTCCAGTCCGTGCGGGACGCGCCGCCCACGTCGGAGGAGCGCCAGACCGGGGCCTGCGCCGAACCGGGCAGGCCTCCCGCCCCGAGCAAGTCGGTGACCCCGGCCTCGGTATCGACCAGGCGCATGAGTGCAGCCAGCAGCGGAATGGGCAACGTCGCCTGGTGGTGCCAGGGATCGTCCCCTGGCCCCGGCCCATCGTCCGCGTCCCAGCGCTCGCGCACCCGCGCCGCGCCGGGGGGGCCCATGGGGCCCCTGGGGCCGCCTGGGTCCGTTGGGCCGCCTGGGTCCGCGGGGTCGCCGCTCGGCGTCAACCCGCCCACGTCCCACGTCTCCCACACGCCACGCACCAACCCGGATTCCCGCAGCGTGAGTCCCAGCCCGAGCCCGGGGGCCTGCGCCGTGAAGGCCAACGCGTACCGGCGCATCTCGCCGACAAAGGGTTGTTGCCCCATGAGCGGCGCACGCACGGCGACGTGGTCGGTGAGACTCAGGGGCAGCGCCGGCAGCGCCGCCTGGAGCGCGACCTCCCGCCTGAGCACACTGAGTTGGCGCACGAACCGGGACAGCAGCAAATCGGCGGTGGCCGGATCGGCAATGAAATCACTGTAGAAGTCAAAGCGCGCGCGCGTCTGGAGGGTCGAGGCCGCCTGGCTGCACAAGGTCTGGAGTTCGGCGTACTGGCTGATCGAGTCGTCCGGGGTGACGTAGATGACTGCCGCATACTGCCCGGCCTGGCTGGTGGTGACCTGCGTCGTAACGCGCTGATACCACAGGTAAAAATCCGTGTAGACCTGGTCCATGGGCAGCCCCTGCACCTCCAGCGTCTCCTGGACAATGTCGTGCTGGCTGTCGAGATGCAGCACGGCCAGGTGGTCCGGATCATCGGCCGTGATCTTGTAGACACCGTCCAGGTCCTTGAAGACGGTACAGAAGCATTCCTGCGACATGCGGGTGAGCAGCGCATCGGTCCGCCCTGGATCGGGGATATAGCCACTAAAGAGCCACTCGTTGCGGCGATCGGCCGCGACCTGCACACTGACCGGATCGAGCGTGAGATGGGGCAGGAAGCGGGCAAAGATGGCGGCCATGAGGAGCACGGGATTGCGGCCGGGCGGCAGGAACCGGATACCGTCATACTCGACCGTCTTCCCGGCACTCGACGCCTGACCAAGCAGGGAGATGCGCACCGTCGGCGCCGTCGCGACGAAGGCCACGGCGAGTCGCTGCCACTCAGATGGTCCGCGCAGCACGCGGGCGGTGTACAGCGTCGGGTTCGCTGGGGTGCCGAGGTAGATGATGCCGCTCCCTTGCCGACTGTCCTCTGCCACGTGCTGCTCCTACGGGGCGACCGAGACCACGGCGGTGGTGACCTCAATCGGGGGAATCTGGCCAATATAGCGCCCACTGATCGCGATGACGAAGCGGTACTCCCCGCCCACCGGCGTGACGGTGCTCTGCAAGCGAAACTCGGCCTGCCTCCCAGACGGGCCCGCCGGCTGGTCGGGTTGCAGATAGCGTTGATACTCCGGCCGCCCGCCCCCAGGCACCGGCCACAGCTGGACCTCGACCGTGACTTCACTGAGCGGCGGGAGGCTGCCGAGCGTGACGCCCAGGGCGCCCCCCGCGGCGGCGTAGACCACGTCCGTGCGCCCAGCCCACAGAAAGGCGGACACGCGCACATCCAGTGCCACCGTCTGCCCGGGCGCGAGCGTCAGTGGTTGCTCCATGGTCGCCCGGTAGGAGGCATAGCCCGCGGCCCGGTACCCAAACGACGAGGTGGGGTCCGGATCGTCTTCGTACAAGGGCTTGACGGGCAAGGTAAAGACCTGGCTGCCGTGCTCGTTGACCGTGCTGGGCGGTGGGGGCTCTGGTGGGGGCTCTGGTGGGGGCTCCGGGTCCGGGGGCGGGGGCTCATAGCTGGGCGTCGCGTGCGCCATGCCCTCCGTCTCGATCTCCCAGACCGCCGCGGTCGGCTCCGGAAATTCGGGAGGCTCTGGCGGGTCCGGAGGATCGGTGAAATCCCCATTCTCCAGGAGATTCCCGCCTTCAGCGCCACCGTCAGTCGCTTCCACCTGCACTGGCGTGCGCCAGTTGACCAGCACCACATACCGCTCGCCCACCTCGACTGCGACGTCTTGCGTGACACCCACCAGTACGGTTCCCACCTCCTGGAGCTGCAGCTTGTAGGACCCGGCCTGGACCGCCTGGAGCACCACGGCTGCGGTCGTCCCTGGGAGCGGTGTCCAGGGCGCCAGCGTGCCCATCTCAAAGCCTCCGTTGAGGAGGGGGGGGAGGGGCGGGACCGGGATCACCTGCACATCCACCTGCACGCCCTCGTGCGCCGTGGGCAGTTCGAGCACCGCGGTCCCGGCCGGGAGCCCCGGCGGGTCGGTCACGAACGTAGAGGTGTCGATCACCCCGTCCTGATCGCGCACCGCCAGCAGCTCCAGCGGCGTGAGACCCAGCCCAATGAGGTAGCGGTAGATGATCGGCGGCGCCAGCGTCACCGCCGCGCCAGCCAGATGGGCCGCTGGCGCGCTGCGCACGGGCGCCAGCAGTTGCAGCGCGGAGGCGCCATCGAGGAGCAGCCCGACCCGTCGGCCGCTGTAGGTGATCGTCTCGCCACCCACCACGATCGCCCCGGCTGCCGGGAAGTTCGCGCCCGTTTCCTCCAGGTTGATGGCCTCCACGGCCGCGGCCGGCAGCGGGGTCGCGAGCGTGCCGGTGGCGACCGACGAGACCAGCGTTGGCGACACCCCGAGCGCGGTCCCGATAATGAGGGGAATGGTCAGTCCATGGGCCTCGAGCGGTGCCCCGGGAAAGACGCTGGTGCCGAGCGGCACTTCGATGTCGCGGTGATCTTGCGCGCTGCCATCGACAATCGTGAACGTGAGCAGGCCACGCGTCAGGCGCGGCGCCTGCACCCGGCCGCTAAAGAGCGTGAGGATCTGGCTGTCCGTATGCGCCGCGCCGCCCAGAAACCCCCCCCACACCACCGCTGGCTGTTCACTGAGGGTGAGCAGGAGGCGTTGTACGGCGTCCAGGGGCGCTCCGACCTGCCCGGCCTGCACGCGCACCTGGCACTGTACCGTGCCCAGCCGGGAGGAGCGATCGTCGGCCAGCTCGATACTGATGGCGCCCACCCCCTGGCCCATGGGCGCGAGGTACGGGTAGACGAGCATCCCGGCAGGGAGCCACCCATCGGGCCAGGGCCGGGCCGTGAGCGCCAGGTTGCGGCTGGGCAGGAGGACGGCGAGGAAGTCTTCCACCCCCAGCCCTTGCCGGTATATGGCCACGAGCGGCGCCCAGGCGTCCGAGACCGCGCGCATGCCTACCCCTCCTCGCGCAAGATAAGCGTCACGCTCAGGCGCCCAGCCGACGTTTCTTCCCAGGTGAAGGCAGTGTCGAGGAGCCAGCGCACCGTACGGCTCACCCCGCGCTCGTCGATCCAGGTAAAGGGCTGCTGGCTGCCGTCGATGAGCGGGTGCCACAGGAACGCCCACAGGGCGTCAAAATCGCTCTGTGACAGACCGCCAAGCTGCACGGTATAGCGCGGCCGCGTCGGCGCGAATTTCAGCGCCAGCGCCAGCATGCCATCCGTCAGCGCGACGACCTGCCCGGTCTCGATGCTCGTCTGCGCCGGCCACGTCTGGCCGCGTGTCAGCGTGACGGTCGGGACGCCCGCTTTAACGAACTGGGGATATGCCATACCCTATCCTGTCAACGGCCGTCTGGTCAGATCGGCCTGCCTGAGATACGGCACCAGGTCCCGCGCCAGCGTGGCGGCGTCCTGTGCCTGCGTCTGAATGACCAGATTATACGTCGCGGTGCGCTGCGTCGTCGTCTCAGGGATCCCACTCCCAGGCCGCGTCGTTCCACCGCCGATCACCAGGGAGCCGCCGGAGGGGCCGGTGGGTGCCATGGGCGCGGTCGGCGCAAAGCCGCTGCCGCCCCCCGTCGGCCGCGTGCCGGTGGTGGTCCCGGTGGTGGTGCCGGTGCCGGTGGCGGTGCCGGTGCCGGTGCCGGTGCCGGTGGCGGTGGCAGTCGAGGCGTTTTTCTTGGCGGCGAGAATCGTATTGAGCACCGCGGTTTGCTTCTCTAAGATGTCATTGTAACGCTTGAGCAGCGCTTCGCGGTCTTTCAGGGTCGTTCCAGTATACACCCCGGTCCCGCCCGTAATGTCACTGATGAGCTTCGTGGTCTCCGCAATCTGCTGACGAATGCCCTCTTCGTCACTGGCGAAGGGCGTCTCGACGACGATGCGCGCAGCCATCAGATCTTTGGTCGCCTTGCTCAGTTCGGCAATGGCGTTGCCATACGCGTTGACTTCTTTGCCCGCTGCATTGAGCGTATGGCCGAGCATGATGGCTGTCGCGCTGAGGCCCTGCGTCGAACCTTCCAGCGAGTCGACCGCGCCCTTGGCTCGCTCTAAGGCTCCCCTCGTTTGGAGCCAGGAGGTATCTATCGTGTGCGCGGCCTGTTTCAGTCTCTCACCAGCGCGTTCTCCAGACAGGGCAATCTCACCAAACGCGTCGACATAGGGCTTGGGGAGATCGATGCCGGCTTTCCGCGCAATGTCGAGCATGCGATTATTGACGGTCTGAAAATCCTTGGGGAGCGTCTGAAATCCCGCCTTGTCGATCTGATCGACCACCTCAAGCCAGGTATCGAGCAACTGCTCCGGCGTGGCCGTGCCAGCGTCGAGGATCGTCTTGAAATCGGCCAGGGCTTCGGTGGCCGTGCGCTGCAAGGCTGCACGGGTTTCCAGGCCCATGCGCTCAAACGCGGCCGCAATGCCGTCCGCGGTCGTGCTCGCCTTGGCGCGCATACCGTCAAACGCTTTTTGAAAGTCTGCGGGCAAGGCCCCAAAGCGCTCACGCAAGACCGCAGCGGCGTCCTCGTAGGCTTGGCTTATCTGACGCGCGGAAAACGTCCCGCTCTCTTCCATCACCTTCAGTTGCGCGACGACGGTCGCCACGGCACGGGTCAGTTCTTCAGTCGGAATCGCCTTGATAACGTCGCCCAGCTTCAGCTTTTCGAGCGTTGCCTTGAGCCCGCTCGCCGCGGTATTGGCCTGTTCAAAGTCTTTCTGGAGCGCCTGCTGCGACGCGCTGAGCTGCGCGGTGGCTTTGGCGGCATCGCTCGCGGCTTTCCCCTGCTGCGGCAGCGCCGCGCTCTGCGCTTTCACCGCCTCTGTCGTCGTCGTCACGGCCTTGCTGGCGCCGTCCTGCGACGTACCGATGCGGTTCGTGCCCAGCACGAAGTCATCGGCCATGCCCTGGAAGGTCGCACTCGCCTGCGCCAGATCCTTGCTGAGCTGCTGGCTGGCAGCGGCGAGTTGGCTGAAGCGGCCATCGGCGAGTCCAAGCGCCACGGCGCCTTGCTCCAGAGCGGCAAAGACTTTGGTGAGTGGAGTGACCAGGGCATCGACGAGGTATTGCCCGAGCTTTATCACCCCAGCGGTCGTGTACGTAAACGCCGCATTGAGCAGATCCCAGCCCGCCGTCACAAAGTCGATAGCAGGCCGGACATTCCCCGTGAGGAGCGCATCAAAGACCACGAAGGCGTTGTACGTGTCCGTCGCATTGCCGGTCGTTGTGAGGAGATTGGCATTGAGCGTCTGGAAGGCGTCGGATTGTCCGATGAGCTGAAAAAACTGCTGAAAATCCGCCGTCAGCGTCTTGAGCGTCTCGCTCTGCGCGAAGGCGCGCCAGAGCTTCGTCACATCAGCCGCCAGGGTCGCGGCTGCACCGGTGATGCTGGTAAACGCGCTGAGGAGCGGTGGGGCGACTTCCTGTACCAGGCGATCCAGGGTGTTGATGAACGTCTGCCAGGCCGCCCCGGCCCCCGCCAGATTCTTGCTGGCGGCTTGCTGCGCCAGGCCGGTGACGTTGGCATACGACCCGACCGTCTCGTTAAACGTCTCGAACTGCGTGCCGGTGAGGGTCAGGGCGGCGCGAAAGCCCTCAGAATCGTTAATCAGTTCCTTGAGGCGTTCGGCACTCCCACCGGTGACCTCGTTCAAGCGCCGAAAGATGCCCGTTAAGCCTTCCTCCGCGAGGACCTGCTTGACGTTGATGCCCTCAGCGGCGAATTGTGCGCTGTTCTGAATGAGTTGCTGGAAGAAGGAATTGAGGCCCGTGGCAGCCGTATCCGCATTCTTGAACGTCTGGGTCAGGACGGCGATGGCCGCATTGGTGTCGATAAAACTGGCACCTGTGGCGGCGGCCGTGGCCGCGACCTGGGGAAAGGCCTGCGCGAACTCCTCTAAGCGCCCCTGCCCACGCACGACCGTCTGGGTAAAGACGTCGGTAACGTACTGCGCCTGCTCCAGCGGGATACCGAACGCGGCCGCCGATTTGGTCACCGCGTTGATGGCGGTATCGAGGTTCCCGAGTCCACCCTTCGCCAGTTCAGCCGAGCGGGTCAGGACGGTGATGGCGTTGTCGGCGGGGACGTTCGCGCCGAGAATGTCGTAGAGTCCTTTGGCCAGTTCGGTGGACGAACCCAGGGCTGGTGGGAGGGCTAAGAGTTGTTCACGCAGCGTGCTCAGTTGCCGCTGGCTCACCGTGCCGAGCGCGTTAATGCTGTTGAGCGCGGCCTCAAACCCGGTCGCCGCGGTGGCCGCCGCGCCAAGCGTCGTGGCGATGCCGGCCACGCCGGCGAAGCCCGCCGCCAGGCCCGCGGCCGCTTTGGTGCTCTGCGCCAGGCTGGACGCAAAGGAGGTACTGCTCTGTGTCCCCTGGTGCTGTGCCTGGGTCTGCTGCTGCGTGGCTTTGGTGGTGTCTTGCAGAGCCTTATCGAACTGGCGCAGCTCGACGATACCTTTGTCAGCATCGACAAGTATTTCTAACACCACTGGTGGCACAAGCGTCTCCTCCTAGCGTTGGTCCTGGATGGCCTGTTGTTGGGCCTGCACGTACTCCGCGAGAATGACGAGTCGCGTCAGCAGCCAGTCGGCGGCGTACGCATCCAGGTCATCCAGCTTGCGGAAGATACGTACCGCGTCCCAGCCAATTTTCTGCGCTTGCCAGAAGAGTTCCCAGGCTTGCAGGTCGTCGGCATGCACCGGCATGCCAGGACTGTACCCGTGCGTGCGCCAGTAATGACACGCCTTGAGCCCGCCACGGTCGCAGGGAATCTCCTCGCCCTCTTCCCCTAGTTGCGCTCTGCAGTCCCAGCAGGTAATGGACTTGCCAGTGCTGGGGGAGACGAGGGCGAAGCGTGCATCAAAAAATCGGTATACCTCTCGCGCAGTTGCTCAGGAGACGTCTCCATGGCCAGCTCATCGATGCGCTGGATCACGGCCCAGGGCAGATACGGGATAATCTCTTCGAGAAAGGGCACGGGTTGCATCTGCGCATCGAGGACGTTCTCCCAGCCCCGGATACAATAGGTCGCAATCGCCAGTTGCAGGCCTGCGACGCCTTGCATATCAAAGGTGCCGCGTTGGGCATGCGTCGTGAGGAGTTCATGCCGCTTTGAAGGCGGTAAACGTCGATACCAGAAGGTACTCTCTTCAAACGTGAAGCTCAGCCGTTCTTTGTCCGTGATGAGAAAGACGGGTTTTTTCAGCGGCGTCTCTGGTGTTGCCTGTCCGTTTGTTCCCTCTGCCATACCCGCTCTCCTACGTCAGTAGTGGATTGTTCGCCACGCCACACACCATCTCGACGCCCACCGGCCCCCCGAGCATCGTGGCTGGCATCCCCGCCGCCGGCGCGTCCGGCACCTCTGCCTGAAGGACATGCTGCACGCTCGGCAATCCCACCTGTACCGGGCTGGGCCGCACAGCCGTCAGGCGCAGCGCCGGCAGTGACCAGGTCAGGTGATAGGTCTGCCCACTGCCGCCGATCGCCGGCCCGGTGAACGCCAGTGTACCCATGAGCGGCTCGCCGTCGTCCCAGGTCTTCAGCCACACGTCGCTCGCGTAGCGCGGCAGCTCGAACGCCAGCGTGAGTGTCGGCGGCGCCGTGCGCGTATATTCTTCCGGCGCCAGGCCGGTGCGTGGGCCAGACGTGGCTGCCAGATTGTTCTCCAGCCGCACCTCCAGCGTGCGGTAGCACACGTCATGCGCCGCTGACAGCGGTGCCGACGCACTGCGCGGCCCGAGCCGCAAGCGCCCATGGCGCACGCTCACGAGCGGCCAGCCGTATGGTGGCAGGGCCTGCATGACATGCACCGTATTGACGGCGGAGCTCCGAGACAGCGAGTCCCCGACCAGGACCACCTCGCCGCTCACCGTCAGGCCATCGCTCACGAGCGCCAGCGACTGCACCATACCGCTCTTCAGCTCCCACACGCTCACCTGCCGCCAGGCGGCAAACGTGCCCCGCCGCACCAGCCGGGTCGCCTGCGGCTGCGCGTCGAGTTCCGGCCAGGGCTCCGACGCCAGGTCCGTACTGAGTTCGTACAGGTGCCGGTACGCGCCACCACCGAGCGACGTCGGCAGCCCTGCTGGCATGTACCCCATGGCACACGCCAGCAGGGCCTCCAGCCCCTGATAGCGCCAGCGAAAGGCGATACGCACGCTCGGTGCGCGCGCCACCACGTCAAGCGCCTGTGGCCCGAGCGCGCGCGCCCGGGTAACGACGGGAGTCTGCTGCACCCCGGCGTCAAAGTCGGCACTGAGGATCGGCCAGATCTGGCGCATGAGCGCCGGAGAAGCCGCCGGCCACTGCGCGCCGTCCGTGGCCAATTCGTGCGCGAAGCCCGCCAGCGTCTGCGTGCCGATCGCCAGCGTCGGCACGTAGGCCGGTGGCACGTAGGTACCGCGGCCCCAGCGAAAGAGGCCGAGCCCGAGCGCCAGGCCGCGCAGATCGCCAGACGGCATGGCACTAAGTCTCCAGGAGATAGACGACCGGATTGGCGCTGCTCACCGTGATGCTCGCGCCAGCCACCTCATCCGTCAGCACCGGCGGCGTCGTCAGGGTGATCGACGTCGGCGTCCAGGCGGTCGCCTCGAACGTGCCATTGTTGCCCGGTGTGGCCGCGCCACTAATGGTCACCTGGGCACCAGGCGCCACCACCGGAAACGTCCCTCCAGTGATCGTCACCACATTACTCGCAATGGCGATCTGCACGCTGGTCGTCGTCGAGCCCCCGCGCGTAATCGACGCCTCGGTCGTGAGCACGCGCGGCCCGGGGCCCGCCGTCGGCGCGGTCGCCGTGACGAACGTCAGGTTCGGGATCACCAGCGTCTTCGTCTGGCCGGTGGTGGGATGGGTGTACGTGAGCCGTGCCTGGAGCTGCGTATAGTCCTGACGCCAGCCGATGATCGCCTCCTCTTCCGTTCTGAACCTGGGGAACGTGATGGCCAGGCGAAAGGTCAAGAAGGCGTTCTCGATGGGCTCCATCGGATTCTGACTGCAGTTCGTATAATCGATCGCCATTGGTCTGGCCATCGTCAACGTCAACTCGCTACAGCACAGATCGTCTGCCTCCGTCAGCGCGTGATCCTGGGTACCAACCCAGAGCTTGAGATGGTGATGGAGGAGCCGCCGAGAGTCCTGGAGGAGGGTGACCAGGTGCGCATGGGTGTTGAGCGTCGAGTTCAGCTGCAAGCCGCCAGGGATGACGCTGGTAGTGAGGATCACGCCGTCGGCGTTGGACGTCCACTGGATCTGGGTCGCCTTGCTCCCGCTGTAATCCCAGACCCCGAGCACTTGCTTGTCGATACTAATCGTGATGCCAAGACCTTGCAGACTATCGACCAGGTCGTAGCGGCCTGCTGCGAACGCGCCAAAGAAATGCTTGAGCAAGACCCACTCATTGGCATAACGCATCGGGACCACAAGATCCCCAGTAGCACTAAAATTTCCTTGCTCTGGCGTGCCGTAGACGGGACTCCCTTGGAGCGACTCATCAGGTATTTCCGCGTAGACATCGTTGAGCGACTCGCTGATGCTTGGGAGAACCTGCGTAGCGAGGGCCGGAATTCCGTAAGGAATCTCTTCGGCTAATCCGATCCTAGTAAGATACCCTATGCTTGTTACCGATGGTGCGGCCATGCGGCTCTCCTAGGGCGCACTCAGCGCCAGTGCGAACGCCTCAACTGGCCAGGCGCATTGTGCGAAGTGACAGAGGTGCGTCTGTCCAACCCGGCTATGGGCTACTTGTTCTATCTGCAGTGGTCCCACCCGGTCAAACACCCCCACCGTATGCACCGGCCTGAGTAGCGCGGCGACGTCTTCGAGCAGCGCCTGAAAGACCAGCTCACTCGCCGCTATATCGTCGACGCTGAGAAAGCCGCGCAGAGTAAGCCGCTCCTGTCCGCGGCTTTCCAGGCCAGGTGCCCGCTCCTGCTGCACGCTCTCGCGCGTCAGCGTCCAGGCCCGCAACGCCTGGGGATCGCCGAACACGCCAGACGCGAGATCCGGTTCCACCGTCAGGCGTTCGTAGGGATGCACCAGGCCGACCTGCGGAATCGTCGCGAGCTGCGCCGTCAGCCAGTCGCCCAGAGCGCGATAGGTCGTGATCGTATCGTCAGGCACCTCCTGTACGGTGACCTGCAGGTACTCCGACGCGACGATGAATGTCTCACTGAAGTGGACGTCCACGGTATCGGCCAACCGACGTGGTTCCTGTCTCTCAAGTGTTGGGGCGGTGAGGTACTCGGCACTGCCGGGCACAGTGACCACACTGGCTAACGCGCCCTGCACCGCATCCACCAGGTCCTGATACACGCGCTCTGAGGCGTGCGGGTCGTCCAGCGCCAGGTAGCCCCGCAGACGCAGCCGGTGCAACCGCTCGACGCTCGCGTTGCCGCGCCAGACTTCGGCGGTACCGGCCCGCGACAGGCACCAGAAGCGCAGCGAGGGCAGTGGTCCCATGACACCGTTCAGCACCGTCGGCTCAAGGGCGAGACGGTCGTAGGGGTAGACGTGGCCGATGTCAGGAATGGCCTGGAGCGGCGTCAGCAGGGCCTGCATGATGTCACTCAATGCCATCGTCGTCGCCCTCCCCTTCCTCTTCGAGCAGGAGATCGACGCGCTCCAGATGCAGGCGATCCATCCCAGCGAGCACGCGCGCAAAGCCGTACCTGCGCACGAGACGCCGCACGCGAAAACGCTGCATACCGTCCGGCAATGGCAGGACGCAGGCGTCGCCGACGCTGGGGAGGTCCTGGGGCTCGGCGAGGATCTCCAGTATGGGTGTGTCTGCGACGAAGCAGCGGAGGTGCATAGCGCATATCCCTAGCATAGGGCACAATATACGAGGTACAATTTCTGTGTACTGCTGTGGTACACTCTGCCTGTGGTAGGGTCAGCGGGTCGCTCCCGCGTTGACGTGCTCTACCAGGTCAGGCCCTATCACTCACACCTGTAGAGAGGTGCCCAATGGATCCGCAACTGCTCGCATCCCTCAATACCATTGCCCAGAATCAGCAGATCACCTTTACCACGACTGTCGCCGGTGCGCTTCTCTATCTGAGCGCCCTGTGCCTCGTCTGGTGGCGTCTGGCCAGGCGCCTCGATGCTCGGCATGACGAAACCCGCAAGGCGCTGGCGGACATGCACGCCACCTCGCAGGCCATTGTCGCGCAAACTGCCGAACTGCTGAGGAGGAGCGCATGACCCCAGAACTCCATACCGCACTCCTCGACATCTATCACCTGCAAGCGATTGGCCTGGTTCTCACGGCTGGCCTGTTTGGCTACGCCATCTATGCCACCGTCACGCTGGCCCGTATCCTGCGTGAAATGCGCGACCGACGCTAACCCCCCCCCTGGAGCAGCCTGGCCGCGCGCTGCATCGCCTGCGCAAACACCCCCTGCGCTCTCGGCGCGACCGCAGCGATCGCGCCACGAAACATGTGCCGCCCACGTGTGCCCCGCCGGGCGATCGCCCGCTGCACGGCGTAGGCCGCGCGCTCGTTGCCGAGCACCCGTCTCGCCCACAGGAGCAGCGGCCCAATGGGGGCCCAGTGCGGCGCCGTCCCCTCTTCCACATACGGCGCGTAGGGTGCCTGAGCCCCCGTAAAGACCGTGCCTCGGATGGCGGCACTGAGCGAGGTGCCGGTGGTCACGTCGGTGGCGATACTGGCGCGGAGCACACCGGTACTTACGGGCGTGCGCTGCCGCGCTTCGCTGGCGACGTCTTCGACGATGGCGCGTACGGCGAGCGTGGCCTCGCGAAAGAGGATCTCCCGGCTCTGCTCGGCGTGCAGGATCGGGATGTTCGGGACCGTGAGCTTGTACGTGATGAACGGTTGAGCCATGGCTTAGCCCACCTGCCTCACCTGGAGTTTCCACCAGGGATGTCCGACCCCACCCAGGATGTTGAGCACCTGCCACGTCGTGCCGTCCGCGCGGTCAACGTCGTCGTAGCGCGTCGGCATCCACGTGACGAGCGCCGTCTGGATGCGGCACTCCAGGTCATTGCGCAGGATCTGCTCCAGGTCGATCTCGCTGGCGCGAAAGTGCTTGAGGCGCGCCGGCACGTCCGTATACACCACCGGTGTGGCGTTCGGCGCGCGACGGTTGCGGTAGGTGAGCAGCTCCATGAGGTCGCCGTACATCGCGACTGCGTGCTGCGCCAGTT